GAGCCCCGCCGGTGGAAACCGGCGGCCAAACTGGGTTTTAGGTAACCCAGTACCCCGGCCACACTGTGGCTAGGGTCCGAATGGTCTTGTACCTAACGTCCTTCCGACTAACGTGCGACTCCCAGAGGGATCGTACACGTTTAGGGCCAACTGCGGCGAGGATCGCCGCGTAGCCAAGTGAGGTGCCAATCTCACCTTCGGGTCCCTCCAGAGCACTGCTTGTGAAAGCCGTGCGCGTCTGGAACCACCATCCCTCCCAACCAAACGAGCGTTGGAGAGGTGCGGCCTTTACAGGCTTCGCATCGTCAAAATTGACGTGATAGTGGCCGTCTCCTAAGCCTTGTGGGCCGAGGAAAGCGGGGAAACGAGTCCTCCACGACTTCAGTACTCGATGAACTCTGCGTTCGATGCATCCCTGCATCGGTTGCAAAGCCCACCTGAGCACTTGATTGTGGAGAAGGACGACTCCACCCACAGACCGGATAGGTCTGCGGATGAAGGACGGGGTTACAAGCGCACCGCCGATATAGTGAGAACCACAAGACTCCCGAAAGAGTCCCTCTGAGTACGACTTCGACCGGTTGACGGTGAAGCCGAAGAACTCAAGAGCGTAAGACACCTCGCTAAAGGTGCGTGTGGGGACAACTATATCATCACCGTACACTGTCACGTCATTTCCAGCGGCCGCTGAAGCGATCGCCCAGAAGATGAGTGACTCGAGCTCGAAGGTGAATCCGTTCCCCATGGAGGAGAACTTCTCATTCCTTCGGAGCTCGCCTGATGGCCAGGTGGTGTACGCGGATCGAAGATTGTCGAGGAGACATGCCCAGTCGATGGGCAGAAGCTCGTAGACAACCTCGATCGCCAACGTATCTGACGCACTGCTCAGGTCGATGGTGGCCAAGGCCCCATCTATTGAGCCCAACCGTGCGCGACGTTGGTTGATAGTCTGATCGTTCAGGTCCTGCCCCGCTTTGCGGCGGAGGCGTTCTCTGATGTATCCGCCCACCATGAGTTGGAGGCGGATGTTCATATGCGGCTCGTAGCATATGACGCGATCAGTCTTGGCGTTCTTCGGAACTGTGAGCATTACGTTACCCGGAACGAGCGCCCAGTCCAGTGACAGGACTGAGCAGGGGGCATCGGCGTCCAAAACCGATGCTCCCCACGTCGGGCAGTCACGCAGGAGGCGAATCGCCGCCCTGCGGGCACTCACAGTAACGTGTGGGGTAGCTTTGTACTTGCCTAACGGGGAAACGCTGTCACCGAAAGCCGACGTAGATCGGCCCGGACTCCACCCGCGATCGCGGAAGGACTCCGGAACTTCGCCGAGGACGCGTGCGATTTTAGCCTTAGCGCGCTGGATTAGCGTGCTATCGAGGCCGCGGATGTCTCTCTCGAGACCCGCGCGCATACGTCTGAAGCGAAGGTTAGTTTCTCGGCACTGGCGTTCGGCTGCCTCGGCAGCCTCCAACGCTACCTGTTTCGTGTCGATACCGGTTTTCAACCCCTCACACTTGGAAAGGAGTTTAGTGGCCTGATACGCATTCCGCAGGCCGTCGACGCTGTTATACGCCAACGGGTCGAACCCCAGCTCCACGAGCTGGCGATGTTCGCCATACTTGAAGAGCATCCACACGGTCAGAGCTCGCGGAGAGTCCGCGAGTTCCAGGGTCTCTCTCACCAAGTCCATGAACTCACGTCGTGAGACGCTATTCATGGTACGAGCCTTGGCCGGCGCGCGTCCCGTCTCACGACGGGTACTACGGTCTCTGGGCGCCTCACGGCGTTCACTGAGACGTACCGCGCTCACCACTCACCCTCACTGTCAGACAAGCTGCGCTCCAAGCGGTCTAGCTGAGCCTCCGAGATTCCGAGCCAGTCCGCCAAGGCGGAACGAAGGCTCGAGAAGTCGAAGGGGATCAGCGTCCACTCGGTCGCTGGCACTGACAGATCGGTGCAGGTGGATTCTGTTGAGAGAGAGTTTCCGGCACTGCCGGAGCTGCCATGACACATGGTTTTGCCTCTTGGGTTAGCTGGTAGACGTCAATCATCCCGTAGGCCGCAAGGGCCGCGAGGATTACGCGCGCAGTGGGATCACCACGACGAATCACGCTTTTTCACCTTGTCGGTGAAGAAGGTGGTGGCCGTGAAGTTCTTCACGTACGCAGCGACGTCCGCCAGTTCGGCCTCGGAGGCGCGCTCCGGCAACCAGACCTCGATCGTCGCCGCCGGGAGGTAGGCGACACGATCGGCCGGCACATAGCCGGACACTGTGCCACCCAGGGTTTCGAGCACGGGTCGGGTGAGGACGAACCTCATCTTCTCCACGCCGTTGCCGTTGGGTTGCGAGTGGGTCTCCTGGATGCGGTGCCAGGCGACGCGGGAGCCGACTTTCTCGGCCCATTCCGCGACGACCTTGCCGTCCGCGATCTGACGTGCCCCGCAGGGCACGAACGTGTGGGCCACCGGGGTGGCTTGACCATCGTTGATGACGATGTTGGCTTGTTGCGGCATTCTATGCCTTCCTCATTCACCGGAACTACCGGCATGCCGTCGAAGACGGAGGGTTGAAGAAACCTGACTGGATAGGCCAGGCAGCCGAGGGGGACGTTAACTCCCCTCTGGTTCTAGCGATAGTGCGGAAACCGACTTCTATCGCTTACCGTCCAGGAACCGAAGGTTCTGACGGAGTAGGGCCAGCGCGTTGAGCACGCGCTTGCCGTGCAGTCCCTGTTCGAACTCATTCCAAAGATCTGCCAGCTTTGGGACAGGGATCGCTGTCATAGGCGCACGATTGACGTACACCATACGCGTTGATCCTAGCCCACTGACAGTGGTAGAGCCCACCCCATACTGCTCAGTGACACGTATCTCGCGACGCGTGCCATAAGAGCCGCCGACGTGGTCGACGGTGAACGGGGTGTCCAGAAACTGCAAATAGTCGCCGATAGGAACGAACCAATCTGCCACGAAGGAGTAAGGCAGAAGTTCCCAGGCGACCGAGGCCGGGTTTGTCAGCGAAAACCTCGACGGGATGTAACCCGCTTTTGGCTTCCAGTGCCAAACGGCGTTCAACGAATCCTGCACGTGGGTCCACATTGCTGTGTCCGCAAGGGCATCGCGCACCCACAGCTTGTAGCTGCGAGTACTTGATATCTTCTTGCGGGTTACCCCGTATAGTGCAGTCTCGTGCTCGGACAAATCCATCAATGCTTGTGTGGCATCGTAGACATCAGACATGAATGGGGTCCACCCATACTGAGTCTCCAGCCACACATTGGCACTAGCCTTGCTATTCCCCGAGACCTTACGGTCCCGGTTGTAGTTCGACCAGATCTTGCGCCTCTCGGCGCTCGACCAGGTGCCACGAAGAGCATCGAAGAAATCATCGAGCCTCCCTGAGCGCAGGGAGCGAACCATCCAAATTAAATCGGATGCTCGATTTACAACCATGTCAGCCGTCTTCTTCCCTTCGAGAAAGAAGACGGGGGCCTGCCATTGGTTGCCTCGCTGTTTATCAAGCAATTTTGCTTGCAGCGAGAAACGTGTCAGCGGGGACGCTGTGCCCGAAGGCGTAAGCGTCCAGTTCTGGTACCACTCGCTATCAGCCGAGCTGTTATAGCGTGTGATATTGGAACCACTCCCGGTTTGACCCCGGGTGTGCAGCCGACCAGGGTAACGCCAGTCTGCCGTGTAAGTAAACGGCTTATCTGGTATCCGTTGCCCCTGAGAGACTTTCCCGTACCAGCCATCGGTTCGCACCGATTGCTTCGTCCATCGCCTCACCGTCGCGGTCCCAAGGGTACCGCTAGTCGATGAGGACGCTGGGTCAGCAGGCTTGTAGTAGTACGGGGACCCATTCTGGCCACCTGCTAGAACGTAATGACTGTAGCTGTGTCGCACGCGACACACCTTCGTCACGCTCTTCGAGGTATTGACTGTTACGTCGGCCATGGGTAAGTCCCTTTTATTGGAAAGCGCTCTTTCCCAGCACGCTTATCAGGCGTGCTGCTCCTAAGGAAGCCGAAATGGCTATCCGGGGTCGTTAGGCCCGAATACGGTCCCCCCACCATGGG